ATCCGCTGTTCCTACACGTAGGTTAGAAACCATCAAACGCTCTGCAACGAATTGCAATTGGCGTGGGATGATTAGCTTAGTACCACGTAGAGCAACTTTTAGACCACGCTCATCAACAAAGCCTGCGATGTTGATCAAAGCATCTTCAAGAGATGTTTCGTTCAAATCTGCCGCTACTGTTGGTTCGTTAGCAAACGTGCCACCTGATGTTAGTGGGTGAGACGCGTCACATAGAGCTACGCCATCGCCGCCTGCGTGTACGCCTGCAGAGAACGCGTTGTTAAGAACCGCTGCGGCCTTAACTTGCTTTGTGTGTGCCATAGAACGAGCCAACGCACGAGTGTAACGTGAGCCAAGACGATCATACAGGTTGTCTTCGACTGCTTCCTCTGTTATAGAGAATGCCAACGCCACTGTTTCGTGGTTGTAACGAGCGGTATACGCTTCGTTTGCGTCGTCAAAGTTAATTGCAGAACCTTCCGATTTGGTTGGTGCCGCACCGAACCCTGATAACATCACCTCCTCCTCGAATGCTCGATCAGAAGATTCTGTTGTATAGATCTCGGAGTGTTGGTTTTCATACCGTGAGTATTCCATACCAAACAATGCGTTGAGACCGGGTTCCAACTCTTTCGCTAGTTGTGCGCGAGAGATAGCCATTAGTTAGTCTCCTTATACGCCAGTAGTCGATGGAGTACCTGCCGCAATGCCGCCGTTAGCGGAATTGAAGTGGTTATTCAATCGAACGATTAGTGGAATACCCGCTGCAGTAAAATCGCTGTTCTCTGCATCATCTTGAATACCGATGATACGAAGTTGCAATGCCGCAGTGGTAGCGATTGTGCTAACACCCAACTTCGCTGTTGAGATACCTGTTGCGGCTGTGCCGCCAGTAGCTGTAGCAAAGTTTGCGTTTGCGAACACATGACCACGAGCAGTTGCTTCACTTGTCAACGAAGCATCTGATGCGATCACAAATGTTTGCATTGGGTTGTCATACACGTAAGCTTTGACGGGATAGTTAGAATCCGCGCCAGAACCGGGCCAATAGTTTGACCATACTGTTTCACCAGTGGTGGAAGAAACGTATTCACACCCCCAGAAAACACCTAGTAGACCTACAGTTCCACCTGCAGCCGCGCCAACAATGTCAATAAAACCAGTTGAGAGCGGAATTACAGGAGAGCCTTGGTAAATCGCGTTAGTGTTTCCAGAAGCAATACGATATTCAGTTGCACCAGTGGTGTTTGTAGCCTGACCGACTACACCAATCGGACGAAGTCCGAATGCACCGTTAGTGTTTGCCATCGTAGCAATCCTTTATTTTATTCGGAGTCGCGTTCACGACCTCCAAAAGTTACACGACTACGCCTATCATTATGTATAGGCATTGAAGGATGTAGTTCCTTCATCAAGTCCTGATCCACAGCGGTCATCTGTTCTTGGGTACGGCCCCCGTAATACGCGTTTCTTTCAGCGGCTGTTTCTTCAGGTATACGGCACAGCATTAAGCCACCCTGACCTATGACACCCTGATATTTGCCATCATCGATGACAGGAGCTTCATAGTCTGGATACTCATCTGCTCGGACGGGTTCCCATCCTTCACGCAACTTGGCATGGACGTTCATTTTGTCCTCCTCGCCACGCATAGCAACTCGAATCCAACGATGCACATAACCCTCTGGGGCTTCTGGTGCTTCTAGGTGACTGGGCGGTGCCCAAGGTTTTCTACGCATATCTTTTTCACGGGATGCGTGTTTCCGTGGTGATCGATCAGCCATTTCTTACTCCTTCACATATTGTGCATACGTTTCAAGCGGTACTCCTAGCCTGTTGGCTATGTCTACAGCCGAAGGTGTCAGTTTGACCGACCTGCGCCCCTGTTTATTTGCTCGGGATGCTGAAGAACTTGCAGAAGCGACCTGTCCTCCCCCGGATTTTTTAGCCTTTGGAAACTTGTGAGGAAACTCACTTTGAATCCGGCTATCTAGTTCACTATAATACTCATCGCTGTTTGGGTCAAATGCTTCTTCGACCAAGCTGTTGTGTATAGCAAACGCAGCGGCGGTCATAACACTGTTTTCACCAAACCACTCATTCTTTTCTGCCCAAGATTGTGCTCTAGGATCCACTTTTTTAGGAGCCTGTTGCTGATACTGTTGGGCAGGAGCCTGTTGTTGTGGCTCTTGTTGTTGGACCTGAACACGAGCGTTTTCATTTTTACGCTTTGCGTTTTGGTACTTTTGTTTTTCATTAACTATAACCGCAAGCTGCTGAGAGATCTCAAACATGCGATCTGTATCACCAGAGTCGTATGCTTCTTTGTGTGCCTGCTTTAAAGCATTTTCTTGCGTCTCTAATCGAGCACCCACTTGAGACAAAAAGCCCTGATCTAACTGCTTCATACGATTTTTTAACTTATCGTTTTCTTCTTGTAGCTTCTTAGCTCTTGCATCTAGCTCTTGCGCCCGTTTTTCTTCTTCACGATATTTCTGCGCAAGTTTGTTAATACGTTTCTTTACACCCTCAGTGTAATTATCAAGCTCACCTTCAGTAACACTCTCCTTAGTACTCTCATTAGTACTCTTGAGTCTTACTTCTTTCTGTTCTTGTTGAGACTGTTCTTCAGATTGCGTCTCTTCAATCTCAACCTCAATTTTCTCGGGTTCTTCAGACATGTTTGACATCATCTGGCTCCAATATTGTTGCAATTACTTCGTCATCATTGATGATACGGACTTCTCCGCCATCAATCTTAAAACGAGAACCTGAATATCGTCCGATACACACCCACTGTCCTTGTTTACACCAAGGCGTGCAATCTGCACCAAACTTATCAGGATCTTTGTAAGCCAAAGGCCCCAGTTTCATTACATAAGCCACTACGGTTGCTACACTTTCCCTCTCCCTAACTTCATCGGGAATATACAAACCGCTAGAAGTCTTAGCTTTACCTTGATACGGCATAACTAAAATCCGCCAACCAGTAGGCTGCGGAAGTCTTTCTAGTAATGGTTTGTCTAGTAGCGATGGGTCTAAGACCCGGTTCGTAGCGTCAACATATGCGCTCTCTAAAGAATTTTCAGACTTTTCCTCTGCTCGTTCTTTATTTACTTTTTGCGCAAGATGGTCAGGAAGATATAAAGTCTTCGACATCGTCTACGGTTCTTTCTAACAAGGATCTAATTTCATCTTTAGCTAGGGAAAGACCCCGAATTTCCCCAACAGACATTTTGTACTGTTCCCAATCTTTAACAGCACCATGTGCAAGAGCACTTGAAATATCTTTCTCACGCTCTTCAATCTTCTTATACAGGTGTTTTGCCAAATCGACAACATCCATTATAGGTTATCCTTGTACTCTTCTTGTAGCTCGGATGTGATTGGGCCACCTTCTGCCCACATGTCACATGTATTCTCTTTTTTACATGCAAATTTTAAACTTTGACAATAACCTGTATTTCCCGATTCATCGCCTAAACATTCCAACATTTCTTCGGTTTGGTTAAACATACAACAAGTGCCACAAACCTCATCAGACCTAAAAGAAACCCCTGTGTTTGGCTCACGATAGTTATATTCTTCTACCGCCATTTCTCGGTTTTCTTCATTTAACTCTGCATCTTGGCAAGCTAGAGGGCAGGTATTGCCCTCCTCATTTGCTTCCATTTTATCTACAAGCATCCCATCAGGAAGGATGCTGATCATTATATTAACCATCAGTAGCACTTCCCACGTTTAGGGTTGTCTCGAACATCCCCAGGGCGAACTTCAACTTCTCCACCTAAACCAAATTTTTGGGTAGCAAAACGTTTAGCCATTGCGTCACGAGGAAATCTTTCAGAACTAATCGACGAAGGCGTAGAAATAAATTTAGCACCAGAAGTAGATGGATCCTTCGGAATATTTGGGGCTTTAGGAATATTTCTTGAAAACTCCGCACGAGGCTTTCGTTTCAACGTATTATTACGACCTTTCAGGGTATTGTACCTTGATGTCGGGTTTTTCTTAGGGTCAGACATGGCTTCTGAAAGCGCATCCTCTATAGCCTTTTCTGTTTCTTTAGAAATCCCAGAAAAAACGTTACCACCTTCTTTATACTCTTTTTTAGAACTGCAATTTGCCATGTCAGCCTCCTATACTACAAGTTCAAAATGTGGAGCGTCGATAAAAGGACGACGACCCTGACCACGACGCGTGTCTATGTAATCATTCATAGCAGATTCCATGTCACCGTCCCATTGTGCAATGTTAGGCACAGTCCAAGCTGCACCCCATTTTATAGGAACATCACAGACTCTCGCACCTTCCGCCATCGCGTCTGCAATTTCATCGTACAGGTTCAACTCCCAACGATCCCCCGAACAGTACGCCATTAAATCTACGGCTAGACCATCAATGTGCTTCGACTTCATAGTTTGGCTTGCACCTTTAGCAACCAATGCACGTTGCTCTTCAATAGTCCGGAGTCCACAAATTACTGAGAAGTCCTGTTTCGACACCGTGATAGCGTGCTTCACAACTGCAACCATGCGCTCATCTACGCCCTCTAGCTTTTTCAAGCTGCCTTTTCCTAGTTTATAACTCATTTTTTAAATCCTCTTACAGTTCTTATTCCGAAACTGGCGGCAATCGACGCATACATGCCCCACTGAACCCAGAGGGGGGTCGTCTCAAGATTAGCAAATCCTTGTGCCATTGTATCTTGTAAGTTAGGAACAAAATTAGCAGCAAGGATAAGAACAAACACAATAGTCCAAAGTTCGTCCTTCCATGAGTTCTGTGCAGAACGTATAGCTTCAAGCTCCCAATCAATCTCGCCAGTGGCTTGTTTGAGTTTGATTTCTGCATTCGCTTTTTGTACCGCCGTTTTTCCGTCAACCCACGCAGTCGCTAGTCCACCAAGACTTCCTATAATCTGACCAATCATACCATTACACTCCCGTACAATGTCATTTCTACACCGAGTGCCCACTCAAGTGCTTTAACCACCAAAAACGTCAGCAAGTCTTCAGCGGTTGTCATAACTTTCTTCCTTACTAACCGTCACAGATCGAGGTGTATGTGTTACTGTAGTTTTAGACTCCTTACCCATCCATATGCCGAAACATCCAGTTAATGCACCCATGCAAACCGATACGAGTCCACTTTGTTGTATAGTAGGATCGGGTAAACTCATATACCAATGAACTGACTGATACGTTAATATCGTCACCGCCAACATCATAAGCCGAGGCAGTATTTTAAGATCGTCTATATACCTTGCCGTTAGTTCTACCATAATGATCTGCAATCCTTTTGTTCGAAGTGATTATAACCACTTTTCCGTTTTTGTCCAAAACTACGTATTTTCTTACCACTTTCCCATGTAAACACCTAAGTAGTAGATACTTAAAACGATAGCTGTAATTGCAAGAATTACCCCTGAAGCTATCTGTAGTTGTTCCATTTTTTCGGCGTGCGCAGCTTCTGCAGCCTTACGTGCAGCCTGCCTCTGTTTTCGCGCCTCATTTTGCCACTGGAGCCACCTGTCCCACTGCCCTGGCAACCCATATAGTCTGATGTGGGACTCTAATTCCTTACGTTTTTGACGTATATCTTCTAACGCTTGAAACTCTTCCCAGTCCCCCTCCTCACCACCAGTAATGGCTGTAAGAGGACTGTTTTTTTTCTTTTGTACCGCTGCTTTTATGTCTTCTTCAGCGGTTAGAAATTTTCCCACCGCGCCGATAACACTGGCTGTTTCCTTTCCGTTGCCTATAGCAGTCTTGATGATTGCATATGCAGCGTTAGCAGCCGCTATAGACTCCAGAATCGGCATTACTGCCTCCGAGACATGCTTTGACGTTGTACGTCAATACGCTCTCTGTTTACCTCGTTACGTTCATCCGCAATCTGCTCTTGGCTTTCTATACGAGCAGCGGCAGTCGCACTTTGCTGAACAAGCCGCTGTTGATCGAGAGCTAATTCAGCCTGATCGTTTTGCGCCTTACGCTGTGTTTCTTGCTGCTTAATTGCCAACTCCTGCATACGGATTTGCACCAACGGATCTGCCATCGGATCTTGTGGTGGAGGCATAACTTGAGTGTACAACTCTTCTAACAACGCCTGTTGCTCAATAGACACAAGATACTCTATTTCGGCGGGGTTTTGTGCTTGTGCCTGAACTTCTGCAATTTGTTGTTGCGCGGCCTGTGGATCAATTTGACCATTTTGCACCGCTGTTTGTGCCGCTTTTATTGAATCTTCAATTTGCTGCATTACGGCTTGACGCGCTTTCTGTGAGACATGCTCCAAAATATGCGCCGTTAGCGTCCCCGCGACCTGTGGCGATGTTTGCACCAAAGGTGTTTTTAGCATCATGACATGCGAAGCAATATGAGCGTCATGATTTTGATCAGGGAATGTTTGTAACAACTCACCCATCAACGCACGGGCATTCTCAATGGCCGGGTCAAGTGGCTGCGGTTGAGGAGGGGGTGGGAGAATCTCGTCGATGTTCTGGACTTCAAGTGCCTGATACATACGACGATACGCAGCGTGCAAGTTGTGGATTTGTGGGTTAGACTGTGCCAACTGCAACTGCGTTTGAGCCAACGTGACCCGTTGCGCCATTGAGAATATGTTTGGATCGCTGACGGGTAGTACATCAACACGATCATCAAAGTCTGCGGCAAAAACTGCTCGATTGCCGCCTTGTACATCATAAGGATATTCTTGCGGTAAGTTATCTCTAAAGATACGCGCTAGAATACGGAATTCTTGCTTTTGAGCGTAATGTAGCCGCTTGTGAATCGCGGACATCACTTTCATACCACGCTCTAGAAGAGCTACCGTCGTGCCTACAGGAGCTTGACCGTTTGCGTCGGCTGTCTGTTGGTCAGCAAGCGAAACAAACCGTCTACCCCCCTCTACAAGTGCACCAAGAAGCTGCGCCAAGGTTCCCGAAGGTTCCTTGTACGGCAACGGGATGATCGAATCCCGTATGTTGCCCCCTGGTGCATCAATATCCCGCCACTCACCCGGTTGTAACGGCTCGTCATCATTGCGAACCCTTACGCCCCTTGCCTTGAACCCTGCAGGGAGATTGGCGAGAGTTCCGGCATCGATCAATTGCCGTAGAATACTCGTCGCCGCACGGCCCAAGCCACCAATCATGTGAATAAGTCCAAAGCCATAGAACCCTAGTCCAGGCATAAACTTATAGTGTACGAAATATTGTTGTTTTTTCGCCATATCCCCTTCGGGATCAAAGTTTCTGCGAATAGACAAAACTTCGCCTGAAGACTCATCAATCGAAACAATATATGGAAGAGCGATACCTGTTGGTTCTCCGTCTGGAGACATGTCCTCAAAACCTTCTAGATCAAGGTCAACATGCATCTCCAAAATTGTATAAATCTCGTCAGAATAAGTGCGTGACGTACCCTGAATCTCGTCTACTTTTTGACGCACCTCGCTGCTCTGATCCTCGTCATAAGGCTGCAAGTTAATGTCACGATAAAACCCTGCAATTTGCATCTTGCGGATGTCGTTACCGTCCATGCGTAGAACATGAGTAACACGAGGAGATGTTTGTAAGTCAGACGCTGCATACGGAACAACCAAATCCTGCGCAGGAATAAACTTAGATACCGCTCTCTGTTTAGCTTCATCATAGTACACCTTTTTAAAGGTGGAACCACTAAGCGGTAAATAGAACAGCAACTGATCCATGTCTGGGTCGAACTCTTCCATCACTTCTGTGATTTGATAGTTCATAAACTCTTTAACACGAACAGCCTGCTCTTCACGCTCGGGGTCTTGAACACCGATGATTTGTGTCTTTACAGGGCCTCCAGACGGTAGCATTTCTTTATACGCTTGCGCCTGAAACTGTGTAACACTTTCCGCGATTAACGGGTGCGTGACACCAGAAGCTCCTTCAAATGGCTGTGTACGGTCTTCATATTTGACACCAAGTTGATCCAAGCCTTTTGTATACGATTCTTCCCACTCTGAACGAGATTCCAAATCTTCTTCATAAGACCCTCTAAGGTCTGACGAAATTTCTCCAAGATACGCTTCATCTAAATGCTCCGCTAAGTTATCATAATGATCTATGTTTTGCTCTTGTTGAGCACCCATCATTTCCATCAAAGCTTGAACAACAGCACCGCCTTGCCCGTCTTGAATGACTTCCGCTCCACCCTCAAATGTTTCTGGCTGTGGTACAGATACGTCAACAGATGCCTCTGTAGGCATCATGTCTTCAGGTGCTATCCCTGAATCTACGATTGGTGGCAATGCCATCAGTAATACTCCCGCTTACGACGAAAATTAAAGTCGTCTTCTTCGTCCTCACCGTGCAAGGATATAAACCCTCCACGACGAAAACGCATTAATGCTAATGTCATACTATCACAAAAGTCGTCATGATCGCCATTAGGAAATGACGCAACCTCTTCTATGACCTCATCTGAGAACTTTTTGTCCTCTGGTGCCCACACCATTCCTGCTTCAAATAGCGGGGCTACCATATGCATACGAGACACTTTATCGTTACCCTTTCCTGGGGAAAAACCTAACGCTGGAATACCACGAAGCCGCAACTCGTCAATAAGTGGTGTACCCGTCGCTTTTGCTTCGACCAACACCATATCCGGCTCCCAGTATTCGTGTTCCTCATACGCAATCTCCTTTAACTCTGGAAAGTTCCATCTACCACGGCGCGCATCGAGCAAAATAATGTTGTCCGCGCCACCTTCTTCGGGTTCAAAGATACCCCAAGTCGTAATAGCCGAGTAATCTGCAGTCTCTTTCTTAGAAAATGCCGTATCGTAGCCCTGAATGATGTATTTTAGAGGTGGAATCTTGTCTTTATCCCACATATTCCACCATTCACGCTTAATAATAGCAGATTCTGAGTTTGTTGGCTGTTGCTGCCACTGAGCTTCCCATTTTTGGACAGGAAGCGAGGCTTTAATTGATAAAAGAGCGTTTTTCTCCCAAAATTCAGGCCACAGAGGCTTGTCTGACGGCAAAATCGCGGGAAATTCCACAACTTCCCACTGATCTGCCATTAAATCACCGCTTTGCGCAGCTAAAAGTCGCCCTGTGAGGTCTTTTTTACCCCACCGAGTCATAACAAGAATGATGGAACCGCCTGGTTGAAGACGTTGGCGAGGCCCAGAGGTGTACCATTCGTATGCATGGTCGAATGCAGTCTCCGAAAGTGCGTCTTGTTCTGAGTGAGGGTCGTCAATAATGAACAAATCCGCACCACGACCCGTGACCGCAGCTCCAACACCCGCAGCAAAGTACTCGCCACCCGCCGATGTTTGCCATTTT